GAAGCATCAGCTATATTTATCGCTATATTATCTTTACCCGTTCTACTTGTTAAAGATGCTTTGTAATCTGTTTGAGCAAAAAATCTATCTAGTTCTGCTTTAGATTTTTTACCGGCAATGTATTCATTAATTGCAAGAGTTGCAGCAGCATCATCTACTTTATCTCTTCTGCTTGGTCGTTTAGCTTCGTCTTCAAAGAACTCACCAAATGCACCTTTAACTGTAGCTTCTGGTTTTAATGCTTTGCCTGCAAAACTTAACAACATATCTGTAACATCTTTACCTCTAGCTTTGTCACCACCTAATAATTTAGCATATTTTTCTTTGTTAATTTCTATATCTTCTTCACCACCTATTGCATCTTTTGCTTTATCTTTTTCTGCATTAGCAAGATCAGTTAATAATTTAGCTAAAGCTTCTTTTTCTTTTTGTTTTTCCTTTAGCTCTTTTAATTTTTCTTCTTCTGTTTTTTTATTAGGATCTTCATCATCCCCTAAAAAAGAAAGACCAACACCTGCTCCTAATGAACCGATTCCATAAGGAATTGCATAATCTTTAATATGTCCAACTGCTTGTTTAGTTAACTCTTTCATACCACTTGTGTAAGGAGATATTAAATCTTTAAAATATTTATTACTTAAAAAAGGAGCTGCTTCAGGTTCTCCTGATCTCATACCTTTTTTAAAACCTGCTTTATATCCTGAAGGAAACAAAGGTTGTTTTCCCATCTGTCTGATAAGATTCATTCCACCACCGCCTGCTTTAAAAAATTTACCAGGTCCTAAAAAAAACATTGCATCGTCTGCAAAATTTCTAGGTTGAAATGGTTCAGGAACATAATCTTCAGGGTAAGTATTTCCTATAAATTTATTAAACCTATCAAAATATGGATCTATAAATTTTGACAAAGGATCTTTTCCAGCATAACCACCTGGTCCATCTACTAAACCTCTTTTAGGAGTATTAACTGATCCACCTTTTTCATAACTTAAACCAGACGCGATTCCTGTTCCGCGACTATCGACACGGCCACCTCTAAACATCGGTCTTCTTAAAATTCTACTCATTAGCCAAATATTCCTAACTTACCTAGTACGCCGCCGGCTCCTGCTCCGCCTCCTAGGAAGCTAGACATTGGACTCGCTGGTGCTGCACCTGATTGATAACCTACTGTTGTTGAACCAAAAGCTCCAGGGTTAATTGCTGCTAGTTGTTGTCCAACTAAACCTAATCTTGTGAATGGTTCGTATAAAGATTCTCTTTGTGCAAGTGTGTTTGCATCAAGTCCTGCTTGTGCAAATCCTTGATCCGCTTGACCTAGTGCTTGTTGGTATTGTCCAAGACCTTGTCTTGCTGCAAGATCTGTTCCCGCTGCTTGTTGCGCTTGTTGGAACCCTTGATTTAATAATTGTGCTTGTAAAGTTGCTCTGTCCATTGCACCTTGATTCATAAACTGTGCTTGTTGAACTCCTTCTCTACCACCACCATAAGCTCCAGCTGCAAGAGCTTGATCTCTTAAACCTGTTTGTTGTATTGCTTGTTGTCTATCAAATTCTGAAAGAGTTGTATCCATTACCTCTTGTTGATAAGGAGACATAAATTGTTGATAAGCCTGTGGCCCAACCAAAGATCCTAAACCTAATGCGTCTTTTGACGCTCCGGTTTGTAATGCTGTCTGTGCTGCTACTTGTGGTGCGTATTTACTTGTGTCAATGGTTTGACCCATTAACGGTGTTAATTTTTTTGTAAAGGCTGTAAGCGCGCCTTCTAATACCGGTGCTGGTAATATCTGTGTTTGTTCAACAGCCATTATACTTGTGCCTCTAATCTGTTCATTATATCGTACATACGTTGTGCTCCTTTATTAACACTACCACCACCTGCTGCTCTTACCGCATCGGCAGTCATTACAAATTCATTTTTAGAAAGTCTTGCAGGCACATCATCTGCTCTTTCTTTAGATCCCATAGGAATAAATCCACCCCCTCTATAATCCATTTCATTACCACCTAAATCTAACATACCTCCGTCTTTTAATCCAATAATTCCACCATTTTTTAAACCAAGTTCTCCTAATGCTTCATCAATAGTTGCTTGAGAATGTTTTGCTGCCATCATTGCCTGAATAACATTTTTTCTTCTTTTATCATTAGAATATGGATTACTATTATCAGTATTATCAACTGTAAGCGTTTTTGGACTTTGATTTAAAAAATTATCTGCATAATTGCCTGAAGGAGGAATTCCTAAACCCATAGGCATAGGCATTGAATCACCCTCTCGTTCTCGGTAACCTAAATTTTTTTTTACGTGATCTCCATCTGCAAAACCAACACGTCCGCCGTCGTTGAATCCAAGAATCCCACCATTTTTTAAACTAGCTATTCCTCCATCTTTTAATCCTATTTCTGCAAGAGTATCTAATATGTCTTGTTCTGTAAATTGTGCTGACTCCATTGCTTCTCTAATCGCGGCTCTTCTAGCGTTTTGAATTTCATCTAAACTCGCTCCTGCTTCTGCCATCTCTGCTGCTTCAGTGTCATCAAATAGTTTTTGTGCATCTATCGCCGCTTCGTATGCAACATCAGCTGTACCTAAAGTTGCTGTCGGTAATAGTGCTCCTGCTGCTTTTGTTACACCTGGTAATTTACTTTCTCCTTTTAATATATTAGCAGTTTTATCATATTTAAATAATGATGCTGGGTCTTTTCCTATGTCCGCTAATGCAGATCTAGTTCCTTGTATATAATCCGATGCTTGTGCTATTCCTTCTCTACCTAAATTTTCTGCACCTTGTAAAAATCCTACATCTGGTTGCACAAAATCTGCAGGTAGTTGACTTGTTCCAATAGGAGCAGATCTAATTTGATCCATAGTTACTGCTTTAGGATCTACTATTCCCTCTCTTATACCTGTTGCTGATTCACCACCTGTAGTAACATCTTTAGCACCCAACGCTCCGAGTCCACCGGCTATTGCCATTGATAATTTATTTAAATCTCCTAGTTCACCTGTTGCACTTTCATCAGCTGCAATCTGTCCGCCGGCATTCATCATTGAAGCAAGAGCTGCTCTTGCAAACATATTCATTCCAGGAGGTAACATAAGTGTGCCAATACCAGCTGCGTATGGTGCTAAAAATCTTAATTCGTTTGGTAAAAGTTTATCACTTACTGAAGCAAAAGGTTTAGTTATACCTTTTTCAACAACATCTGAACCAAAGTCTAAAAATTCATCAACGGGTTTTGATAATTCTCTAGGTATAAATTTTCTTTTAAATTTTTTAAAAAATCCCATAGTTTTTCTTTATATTGTTAATGTTAAGGCAAGCACGCAACACTTGTAAATAAGCGAGTATCTTACAATTTACTAGGTTTTTAACCATTCGTCAACGTCCTTAAAATATATTAGTTTTGCCACCTAACGGTATGCTTTGTACCTTAATATGAACACTTCTAGATATATCTTTTTCTTTAGTGTCTGTATTAGGGTTATCTATATCTTGTCTTGCTTCGTCGTCTGATCCATATTCTTGACCTGTTATCATATGTTTCACAGTAATCTCAACTCTAGGTTTATATACTGTTACTTCAACACCATCAATAACTTGTTTTTCAAACGATTCTTCTTGTTCTATAAATGACATTATCTGTCCTCCCTGTTGATTTCTAATATTGATGCAATAACATCTACTGCACCGCTAGTTGCTTGAACTTTTAATATTTCACTTTCTGTCATAATTAAAGGTTCAGTCAAAATTTGTTCTTTTGCATTAGCACTTAAACTTACATTATTATCAATTACAAAAGCTGTTCCTGTTGCGTTTGTTAATGTTGCTTTAACTACTGCTGCGCTTCCTGCATCTTCTGCAACTAAAATAGATTTTACAATAGCACGAGAATTACTTGGCACAGTATACAAAGTTGTATTGTCAGTATTAGTTAAACTTACTTTATCATTTTTATATATATTTGCCATTAACCTAATCCTAACCAGGTAAATCTTTCCTGGTCTTCTTTTTGTTGTGTTAAATATGTTGAGTTTAATTGTTCAATAATATTAGTTAGTGCTTTGTTAATTTGTCTTTGATTATCTTCACTATATTCTTTTTTAGGTTCTGGTAATCTTACTACTACTTTTGTCATTATCCTCTTCTTCCATCAGGTTGTAGATCAACTTGGAATGTTCCAAATCTCCACGATTCGCCGGCCCCTGTATTTTCTATTTTAATACTTGCATAACGTCCTCGTGCTCGTGTGTCAACTTTTGTTGTAGTTGATGTAATAGTAAAAGGACTTAATGCACTTGTAACAGAATTGTCTGCGGGAAAATCTTTTACTGATATAGTCACTTGGTTATTACCTGTTAAAGTTTTAAAGTTTGGTAAAAATCTTCTCATGGCTAGAAATACTTCACTTTGATCTTTTTGTAAAGAAAAGCTAAAAGATTCTATAAAAGATGTTAGAACAGTAGTACTTCCGTCTGGATTAATTTGATCATTTCCTGTTTCGTGTTCAAACAATACACTTCTACCTAAACCTGATTCACCTATAATTGTAGGAAAAGAACCTGTGGCCGAACTACTGTATGATGTAGCATATGGTTTAGGATATACTAATGAATCAATCCAAGTTGTTCTAATTGAATTAGTGTTAATTCCTGTATACCAATTACCCATAGGTGTTGGTTCATTAGTTTGACCATAATTAAAAACTACATATCTGTTGTTAAAATCTGATCCTGATGTTGGATACCACCAAGTTACTTCTGTAAATAAATTATTTATACCTGCACAAATTTGTTGACCTTTTGTTGTATCAACATCATCATAAATATAATCTTCTACACTACAAGGTAGTGTATTGACCGTGCCATCAAAAGAGAAGAAACCATTGTTACCCATCCAGTATGCAACACCATCAATTTCAATTGCTGCATTCTTACCAATGAGTCCACAGTTAGTACCAACTTGCTCAAACCCAAATGTAAATGGTGCACCTACAAATTTCATTGTATACAATGCATTATCTGTCCACACTAAAATATTTTCTTTTGCAACCAAAGCTCCTACAATTTTTGTACCATCTTGTATTCTCTGTGTACCTGCTGTGTTAGTTGCTTCTGGTGTATATCCATTTATATTTTCATCTTCAGAAAATCTTATAAACATATCATCTTGTGTATTTGGATCTCCAATAGTTGTCTCTGTTCCAAGATGAATTAAGTGACGTGTAGTTGGAGAAATTAAAGTTGTTCTTGTTGCTGTTGGATTATTGGTTGTAGAAAATCCAGAAGTACTTGTAGATGCTCTCGTTGTTAATCGTGCTGCAATATCAGAATTCCATGTAAATGTTTTACCATTTGCAATAGTTGAAACTAATACATCACCAAAATTACTTAAAGACCAAAGTCCTGGTTCTAGTGTAATTGTTCCAGCATCTACTGCATCACCCCATCCTCCCCATTCAGTAGCATCAGTAACGGTTGCACCATTTGAATGAGCTTGACCATTTGATGTACCAGTAGTTGCAGTTCCAAAAGCACCTCTAGTAATACCTGTTAAAGTATTTGTACCTTTTCCTGTGTAAGTAATTAATTCATTATCAACTGCTATAGTTCCTGCAGTTGGAAAACCTGTATTTGATGTAACATTAATAACGGTTCCCGATCCACCGGTACCATTAGTGTCTGCGAGCAACGCACCATTTAAAGTTGTTGTAACAGAACCTTGAACAGTTCCTCCATACTGACCAATACCAAAACCATAACCATAAGATTGTGCGGCAGGACCAACTGGTTCATAAGGAATTACACTACACGCTCCACCACCTGCAGCTCCTGTTGTAGTTTGTGTTCCAGTTACAATCGCTACCAAAGAAGATGTAACTCTAGTTACTTGAAATAGTTTATCTTCAAATGCAGCATCCGTTAAACCGATACCACTTGGAACTGTAACATTATCTAATAAAATAATATCACCTGATTGTAAATTATGATTAGATGAAAACGTTAAAGATACTTCTTTAGTTGCATCTGCAGCAGACATTACTACACTTGAGATTGTAGCCTTTACAGGAGTAATGTCGTGTAGTTGTCCTTCAAAATATAAAAGTAAAAACTTATCTGTTCCAATTGCAACATAACGGTTACCTTCTTTATCAACAAAAGCATGTTGTTTTCTGGCTACTCCTACCATAGTATCTGTTAAAAGAGATTGCCATCCCCCTACTTTTTCTGGTAGGCCATATCTAAATCTTACGTTATCTGAATCTACCCAACGACCTTCTGCGCCAACGGCAGTATCTTGTTTGTCAATTCCAGGAGCAAACTTAATTTTCGTAAGCATCTGTTACTCCTATGATGTTTGGTTGTATACGTATTGCCAACCTTTAGTTGCGTTAGTAAAATAAAGTTTAATCGATTGATTATTAGTGCTTAAAGTTAAATTAGAAGCAGCACCTCTAATATTAGAACTATTTCTATTTACTGTAACATTGTTAGAACCAAATCCTCCAGAAGCTGAAGAATCCATAATAGTAATTACATCACCAGCACTAGGTGAGGCAGGTAGTGTAATTGTAACAGCGTTGGTTTGTGTATCTATTAATAATACATCACCACTTACAGCAGTATACGCTGTAATAGAAGATGAATTAATTGCTAAATGTCCTTCTTGTCTTAAAGCTAACGCTGTATTAGTTCCGTCTGATCTTACTATCAATGTTGATCCTACAGGCACTGGCACT